GCCGCTGTCGCAACCTATGGCATCGACGCGACTTGTGCCGAGCGAAGCAGGACCATTACCCAAAGCCGTCGCGCTGTTGACCTTGCAATTTGTCATCACCGCAACGGTGCCGGCGGCGGTCTGATTGATGATCCGACCGTGCGCCAGATTGGAGAAGTCGAGTCCATCGAGCATCACAAGCATGCTGCTAATGCCGTTATCTCCGACTACGAAATTCGTAGCTACGCCAAGCACCGCGGCGGCGGCTGTATTGCGCCAAACCAGCGTTGACCTGGTAGTGAGGACATTTTGCGAAGCGACACCAAAGGTCACCTGGCAATTAACCCACTCGACGTAGTTGGTGGTAGCGCCGCCGGTAATTAGTGTCGAGGTCGCGTTGGTATTATTGAGGATGAACTTACACGCCTCGAATTTATTCCAATAGGCGAAGCTGGCCGGGGTTCCGAACGTAATCGAGGCGCCCGACGAGCCAGAGCCGGCGGAAAACGTGATCCCGTACCAATAGGCGCCGCCCATGCCGACCGCGATCCCAAAGGCACCGGTGGTAGAGACCGTCGCGGTGGTGCGTGTGTCGCCGGCCTGCGGCGGGACGTGTCCGGTGCCCGAATTGTCTACGCAGATGACGTTGGTAATCGTCGCACCCGGGCCAGTTCCGCCGCCGGTCACGGACATCGCCGACGCCTGGGTCTCGGCGTGATTGGCGGCGATATAGACCGTATCGCCGACCGCGATCCAGGTCGTTATTGTCTGCAACCGGGCGAATGGCGCGCCCCAAGCCCCGGCCGCCTGATACGTCTCGACGCCGGTGACCTCGGTGAACACCGCGCCGCCCTGCGTGGTCGTGCTGCCCTTGGTCAGCGTCCAGCCGGCCTCGCTGCCGGCGCTGCTGCCCGCCGTAGTGCATCGAAAGCAGCGTTCGTTGCCGACTGCGGGCGCCGTCAATTGCCGCACGATATTGCCGACGCTGTAGGCGTGCGTAAGCGCGAACTGCGCAACGGCTGCGTAATCGACCGAGGAGACGTACCAGTTAGCCATTGACTATACCCGGCTGCACAACAGGGTGATGCCGAGGTCGGCGAGAGTCGCGTCCTGCGTGCCGGGTGCGACGATCTGCAGCACATCGCCCGCGGCCAGCGTGCCGCCGCTCCCCGCCAGCGTTGCCGACGTGTGCGACGTCGTCGTGACCGTCACTGTTCCGAGCGCCGCAATGGTCGTGCCCCCCGATATTCTGTTGACCACGAATGCCGCGCTCGCCGTCGCCTGCGTCGTATCGTAGACCACCGTTCCCGCCAGGCTGGATGGAACGGTTATCGACCACGGCATCGGCACATTCACCAGCGCTCCGGCCCCCGGCTTGCCGGCGAACGGGAACGACACCGGCACCTGCTGCACCTCGGCCGGCAAATTCGCATAGGTCAGCGTGCCAACCGCAATCGTGCCGGCGGCGGTGATGGTACCGCCCGTCAAGCCAGAACCAGCCACAATCGAGGTCACGCTGCCAGCGCTAATCGCCACGTTAGTGGCCGAAACCACGCGCCCGGTAGTGTCCAGCGTAATCTGCGGAATATGGGTAGCATCACCATAGCCGCCAATTGTGACGCCGGTCGAGGCAATGCCGATGGTGCCTGCGGTGGTGATAGTGCCGCCGGTCAGCCCAGTGCCGGCGACGATAGATGTCACGCTCCCGCCGCCGCTGGTCACGCTCAGCGTGTTACTCGTCATCAGCAGACCGCTGCCAAGCCCGATAGTGCCGGTCGCGGTGCCCAACTGCAGTACGCCGGAATTGGTTATCGTCTCGTTCGCCGCAGTGCCGGTGATGGCAATGCCGCCGCCGGCCGTCACTGCCAGCACACCGGTGTTCGTGATGGCGCTGCCGACGATGCCTAGCCCGCTACTAAGGCCGACCGTGCCGGTGAGAGTGCCCAGCTGGAGCACGCCCGTGTTCGTAATGGTCCGGCCGCTTACCGCGATCCCGGCGCCCGCCGTCAGCGGCCCTCCGGCCACGGCGCTGTCAACATATCCTTTAGTGGCAATGCCCAGTGTTGCGGTAGGCGCCGCCAGAACCGTGGCCAGGCCGGTTTGACGGCTGATAACCAACGGCGCATCCATTGGCGCGCCGGTATTATCGAACCGGGCAATCTGCAAATCGGTGCCGGTGCTGGTGCCGCTTTCCAGCGCAACGGTTGTGCTCAATTGCCAGCGGGCAGATCCCGCGGTGCGCAAGAATATCCCACGCACCGAATTAGCCGGCCCGTTGATTGCCTCCACTCCGGCAAACGTATTGCTGCCGATCGTAAGGGAGGTCGCCGAGCCAGTGATCACCGCGCCCGCATTAAGGGACGCGAAACTGTTGACGGTCAGCGCGCCGCTAATGGTCCCGCCGGTGAGCGGCAGCACGGCAGTCCACAGGCCGGAGTGCCTGCCGTAAGTGTTGGCGTCGAATGGTGCCTCGACGATGCCTGGCCCTGCAGGCCCGGTCGCGCCTGTAGCCCCTGCCGGTCCCGCAGGCCCCACTGACCCCGCAGGCCCTGTCGGCCCCGCCGGCCCCTGCGGCCCGATGTTGGACAAGAACGCCCAGTAGGCAGTCGAAGCCCCGGTGCCACTCGGCGCCGTGCCCACAGGCACCGAAGTTATGGCCCAGTAGCTCGCGTAGGGCGAGCCGAATTGGACGGCATCGTTCAGCACGTAGGTGGCCGTCGAAGACCACGTTCCGCGCCAATTTAAGCCCGCTGGAGCGGGAACGCCCGCTGGCCCAGCGGCTCCGGTGGCCCCGGTGGCCCCAACCGGTCCCACGGGCCCCACAGGCCCTGTAGGGCCCATAGCGGCGCTATTAGCTAAGTCCCACGAAGCGGTCGCCGCGACCCATACGTTTAGCTGATCGGTGATGGTATTAAACCACAGGTCACCGTCGAGTGGATTTGCTGGGGCCGCGTCACTGACCGTCACGCTGGCGCCGCCGCCACCACCGGCATTGGCGATGGCAGCGTTGAGGTCGGCTGCCGTCAGTACATCGCCATGCGACCACGGATAGGTCATAGCACCGCCCCCTGGTCGAGTACGAACGCGCGTCCCAACCCGTGCCCGACGAGCGAAATGTCGGAGCCCCGGCGGCCGCCGGGCGCGGGGATCGCCAGCTCGGCAATCTGCAGGTTGGCCTGCCGCAACACCTGCATCGCTTGGTTCATGGCTGCCACCTGGTCCGGCCGCGCCTGTAGCCCGTAGGACATTTGCAGCCGCACGCAGAGCGACCAGATCAGCGCTTCGTTGTATTCCGGCGGCAGGTTCAGCGGGTCGGTGAGCGTGCTGTAGGTGGGCAGCGGGCTCTTGACGGTGAGGTAAAGCCCATACATGCCGCCCGGCGGCACCGGCCACCAGTAAACGCGCCCCGTCGGCCATTGGCTCTCATACCAGACAACAGCCGGCATGCTCTGCAATGTCTTTACGGATATCCCCGCGTAGTCCTCGCGCGCGTGGATGATCTGGATGGGAATATCCACGAGGTTTCCAGGACTGCCACCGAGAATGCGGATGTATGCAGCGGCGATATAATCCGGCCGCGCGCAATCGAAATCCTGCCCCGGCCCGATCGTGTAGAACTGCGCGCCGGTGCTGCTCGGCACCGACACTTCCTGCAGCACGTATTCCATCCAGCGCTTTTTCTGCCACTGGGCTATGAGGTTGCGCAGCAGCTCGAGGCCGGTGTTGCTGTCCTCTGCCATCGGCGTCTGGCCAACGCCATTGATGCCCGACGCCCGCAGCGCGAACGTGATCAGATCCCCGGCGGTGGAGATGAGCGCGCTCATCGCCGACGCCTCGCCATGATCTTGCCCCAGGCGGTGACGGTGCCATTGCTGAACGTCACCGTGGCGCCGAGATTGATGGTGGTGGTCGCCGCGCTCGACACCCGCATCGGCGTAACCGGAATAATCGCCTGGCTCGGATTAGGGCTTACCGTTCCCGTCGCGTTGCCACCAACCTGATCGACGGAGGGCGCCACGGCTCCTCCAACATTCAGCCACGACTTCCACGAGCCGGTGACGTTGGGCGACAGCGTGAAGCCGGCCGACGCCCATACATCCCAATCACCTGCGGTAAGGCTCAGCGTTGTGACAACGGTATCAGTAGCAGTCGTCAGGCTTGCGGCGGCGGTGCTAAGGCGCTGCACGCTCGCAAACTCGCCAACATTGCCGGCGGCGGCATTGCTTCCGTCCGTGACGCCCGTCGCAGATGCCCGCGATGTGTCGGTGGAAACAAGGATCAGATTGTCGGTGCCGAGCTTAGCGAGGTTAGGCGCGTTGGCACTGACCGCGGACGGTCCCGCCGGTCCCTGCGGGCCGGTTGCGCCGGCAGCACCAGCCGCACCCGTATTGCCCGTGGCACCCGTCGCGCCCTGCGGCCCAGCCACTCCCGTAGCGCCCATGAGGCCCACCGGCCCCTGGATGCCTTGCGGCCCCTGATCCCCTTGTGCCCCAGGAGCGCCGGGCGGCCCCTGTGGCCCTGGCACGGTGCTATCGGCTCCAGCCAGCCCTTGTGCTCCTGGCTGCCCTGGATCGCCCTGCGGCCCGACTGGCCCTGCCGGTCCTTCCGGCCCCGGCGGTCCTGCAGGCCCAACCCCCTGCGTCGCCGCCGAGGTCATCGACCATTGCCCCGGCAACGACACGAACATCTCGATGCCGTTAGCCGCCAACCCCGCCATTGCAGCTTCGTTGCCGGCAACATCGAGGATTGTGTCGGTGGTGCCCGATGCGGCCCAGATCGTAATCTGTTTGCCGCTGCGGTTGAGCACGTAAGCCATCTGGCCGCCCATCGCGCTCGGCAGGGCTACGCTATCGCCATCGCTCGCTGCCTCGTCCACGACATTGAGGCACGCCCGCATCGGCGTGGCGCCATCCTGCACATTGCCGGGATGCGCGGTGACATGCAGTGCCCAACTATGGCCACCGCCATCGCCGAGGATGGACAGATCCTGCAGGCCGGGACCAGGCGAGTAAGTCGAGCCGCCACGAGCGCCTGACATCGGGCGTTCTCCTTCAGGCCGACAGAATGTTGAACCAAGCCCCCGCGAGCGGCGAAACGATTGTGGCCGACTTCCCCGATGCCAGCGCAACGCCGGTGCTGCCGGCAATACCGTTGACCGTATCCGTCGTGTTCGCCGAGGCGAATATCTGCGCGCTCGCCGCGCCGCCGTTCACCAGCCATATCACCTGTCCGCCTGTAGCCGGCGGCAGTTGCACGCTGTCCCCGGATGTCGCACAGACCGCAATGAGCGTCACCGCCGACCTAATCGGCGTAGACAGCGGCTGCGCGCCGCCGGCGTGCGCAGTGATCGAGGCCGCCGACCAGCCGTTGCCGCTAGCCAGCAGCGAAATGTCGCTTAGCCCGATGCCGGTATTGAAATTCACCGTGCGGCCGGTTGGGTAATTCACTGGCGTTGGCATACTGATCTCCTTGCGAAGAGTTGGCCCGATTACCGGAGCGCTCGGAGCCCACACGCCAACTCCACTGCGGGGAGGAACCGCCGTGCCGGATGGGGATAGCGACTAGTCGATGTGCGCCCAGATCACGCGGCGCCGGATTTGCCTTATGAGCGACTGAGACACCCCGTATTCCCGTGCCAGATTGGCGGTGGATGCCTTGCTATGCAGGATCGCTCTCGCTTGCGGCTCGGTCAGTTTAGCCATGTGGTGCCTGCTTCCGTTCGCTCCGCGCCCCGCCGCATACATTCTGCTGATATTTTGCGACTGCGTTTCGAGAACCAAGTGATCGAGCCGAACACACGCAGGATGGTGGCATGAGTGCGAGACAACCATTCCATCTGGAATTTCGCCATTGGCTAGTCGCCAAGCCGCCCGATGTGCGAACTCTGTGTGTCCCTTATCGCTGACAACACCGTAGCCGCCTGGCGTACGAAGGTCGTTCCATATCCAGCACCCGTCGTCAGCGACAGTCGTAAACATCGCCATCTTTTCGCGTAAAGATACGCCAGGAAAGAACCGCGCTTTCGGATTGAGCGGATCGCCATTCCGGCGCCATAGCTGATAGTGGCGAGTGCAATAACCGCGCGTTTTGTGCGGTTGTTCGCACCCTGGCACTGAGCATAGTCTGAGAGTAGCCATGGATTGAGCTCCGATCTCGATCTGTGGTTAGGGGTGGCGTGGTGTTTCCGGCACCACGCCGCTCCGTCGTTATTAGACTAATTGGCCCACAGCCTGCATGCAAGTTGTGGGCGCATACAGAGATATCCATACAAAATATCGAGCCTTGTCGGCATGACATCGTTCATGTGTTCAACCGCGTTCGCTGCGCGCGGCCCGTATTCACGGCTGCATATTTCTATGCAGTTCAGACTATATCTTGTTCGCCTCGGCGAACCCCCGCACTTCGGATCGCTTGATCCTACGAGCTTGCGCTCTAGTCGTTGAACCTTCCCCATCTGACAGGGGCTCGGCTGCTGATTTTCCAATCCCATGTACTTTTCTGCCATCACGATTGCCGTTTCCGGCTGCGTTGTGGCGCCACGGGCTCTCAGGAGGTTCCAGCAGTTCACGGGGTTTTACATCAACCACGATTTCAATTGATGTCGTATTGACGCACGACCCTGATGCTCAGCCCGTCCTTCTCCGCCCTTGCTGCCATGTCCACGCCACCCGGCATGATAAGATCTGCCGTTGCGAAAGTGAAAGCGTCCGGATGATACGCAACGCTCTGCCCCGTCGCAGTGCTGGCCGCGCCCAGGAAGGTGATGGCGTTGCCCGACGTCGGCGAGGCGTTGATGTTCTGCCCGCCGCCCGTAACCACCATAGCCGGGCTGATGTTCCACGTCCCGGCGCCGGCCGTGGCCGCCGATGTCAGCACGAACTGCTGCAACCTGTTGGTGACGACCTTGCTTTCCGGATGCACCGCGAACACGCCGGCGATGGTGAAGGTATCGCCTGCATTGCCGGTACCGGTGCCCGTGGTGACGGCGAGCGTGCTGCCGGTCTGCGACGACGCGCCGACGATGTAGCCCGACTGCGCGCCACGAGCATACGTCGTGAGGAACGTATTCTCCGCCCACTCGAAGCCGCCAGACAGCCCCATGACGCCCTCGGTATACTGGCGCGCGATCTGCGTGCTCTGCTGAAACAGCCCCTTCAGGCTGTCCACCATATCGACATTATCCTGGGTGTTGATCCTGAGCTGCCACTGCCGGCTTTGCGGCGTCAGGTTATCGAGCAGGGCCTTGCGCGCCAGCAGCACGTTCTTGAACGTCTGCGCGCTGCCATGCCCGTCCACGGTGTTGTAGACCTGGTTCACCATGGTCATCGCATCGGCCTCGACGGAAGCCGCCAGCACGGCACACGCGGGCTCAAGGTAGCGCGCCGCGAAGTCATCGATATTGAGGGTGAACTCCTGGCTGCTGAAGCTGAAATCGACGTGCTTCTGGGTGGAGAGCGTCAGCGTCGTATTCGTCTCCACCGTGTTCTGCACGGCCAGTGCGGGCGTGTTGGAGACGGTGTATTGCACCGGGTAGCGGATGCGGATGGAGTTGCCGATTTTGGCTCCGCTCTGGGCGAAGCTAGGATCATATTCCCTATTGATCGAGCCGATGAAGTTGAGCTTTTGGTGGAGGATTACGAGCGCTTTGGCCGTAATCATGTTCACGTTGAGGAGTGTGTTAGTGGCTGGCATAACAGGCCTCGCGTCATGATGATTGACACCGGAGGCCCCTCACTGAGGTCAGTTCTTGGGGCCACGATGGCCCTCGTGACGAAACGAAGCCGCAATCACTCAGGGTCGGCACGCCGCTACGTCATTGCCCGGACGCGACGGGGGTCGCAGCTCCAGACGGCGCTGATGAAACGCCACCCGGAGCGCTCAAATTGTCATGGGTTCAGTCGCTCGGGATTACCGCTCCCGGTGGCGGTCGGCGTAGTCGCAGCGAGATTTAGCGTCTCCCGCGAGGACGGCAGGCGATGCCTACTTCTTACGCGCGGGCAGCTTCTTCACGCTGCCCGGCTTCAGGTCGGACGTGAACTCTTTGGCCACCTTGACCGGCACGCCGACGCGCTTGGCGACCTTAGGATCGGCCGCCGCCGCCTGCATTAATCGGTTCTGAGCCTTGCTGACCGGCGGCATCTAGCAGGTCTTCTTGCCGGTGTTTGGCGGAACCGCCTTCGTCCATGCGCCAGTGTCCACCTTGGCGCCATATCCTACGGGCACGCTGCTCTTGAGCCTGCCGACCTGGGCCGCCTCGTGTTCGGCGCGGCCGCCGGTCGTGGTCGCTGTCGGCGAGCGCTTAACCTCGCCATACGGTGGTGCTTTGCCGTTTGCCATTATCGTTCTCCTGTTGGTTACGGCGGCCGGCCGTCGCGGCTGAAGTGTTTCAGCAGCGCGTCCATGTCGGCGGTGTAGGCATTGAACCGCGGCGTGTGACGCGCCGTCACCGGCTCTATGGGCCTGGGAGCCTTGCTGATGGGCACTGCCGCCGGGCGCGTCTCCAGGGCCTGCGCATACTTGCCCAGCGCCACAGCCCGCCCACGCTCGGTCCTGATGCCCGCAATGCGCTCGAGCTCGTCGGGTTCATCATGCAGGGCCGCCGCCACCATGTGGCCGTTCGGCATTTCGATCAGCACATCTCCAAGAGGGATAGCGCCCATCGCCTGCAAGTCGGTGCATATTTCCGGCCAATTTTGGAATGTCTCGCCGCCTATTTTGTGGAACGCGCGCATCTTTTCGTCCGTCTGGCGTGCCTGCAAGCGCCGTTCGGCCTCGGCCTCGATCGCCTGCTGTAGTTGCGGATCGATCTGTTGCTGCGGCTGCGCGCCCTGGCGCTGCTGGTCAGCCTGCTGCAGCCGGAACGCCAGCTCGTCGCGCTCGCGCTGAATGGCGGCCATCCGCGCGGTGAGCCGCGAGAACCGTTTGTCTGCTGCTTTCTGTTCGGGAGGTTGTGGCGCCGGCTCTTGCTGCCCTGGCGCCTCGCCGTCCGGCTTTGGCTCTTCCGCCGGCGGCGCGGGCTTTTCTTCTTCAGGCGTGGGCTGGTTTGGATCGCTCGTTGTGGTGCTCATGGGTGTTCGACGCTTTCGCTGCGTGCTCCTTGTCGATGTGGACGACCAGCGGCTCGAGAAGCGGCGGCACGTGCTCGCCCTTCTTCAATTTCGCCGCATCGATATGCACGAACCCATCGCCGATGATGGTTGCCGGGTGCATTGCCGGCGGCTCGGTGTCGGTGATGTGCGGCAGCTCACCAGGGGCGAGCGGGCTGCCATCGAAGAACTTGCTCGGCCCTGGCTTGGGCTCCGCGGGCGTGGTTTGCGCGGGCGTGACGGTGGCGTGCGCTGTCGTTCCAGGCAGCGGCTGCTGCCCGGCCGTATGTGTCGTTGTGGCCATGGGATTACCTCGGGGTGTTAGAGGGCTCTTCACGCACGGTGAATGGCGGCTCGGGCTGTGGATCAGCAGCGGGCATGCGGCCGTTCAGCACGGCAATCTGAGCCTCGGCTCGATAGAGCGCGGCGCGCAGCCGCAGGATTTCGTCGGCCGCGGCGTGCGTGAGATCGGTGCCCTCTGCCTTCAACCGCTCTACGAGGTCGGGCTGGTCGCTCATGCTGGTTCCTCCTCGCGAACTGCATCGACGGCTGCCCAGATCGACGCGAATGTTTCTGCAGGAAGCAATGCCTTCGCACACCGAATGAAGGTTACCTCTTTATGCCTTCGCCGCTCTTGCTCTTCCGCGCGCGCCGCCTCTTTTGCCTGTTCCCGCTGTTCCGCTTTCTTCTGGTTCTCCGCCAGGAATTGCGCGTGCGCTTCCTGCTTCAATAGCGTATCTGCGCGTTTTACCGCCTGCCATTGCTCGTTGCGTGCGTGCTGGCGTTTCTGAAGCTCGCGCCTGCACAGCGCCAGCCGGCCCTTAAGCATCGCGAGAGCACGCTCAGCACGAGGTTTCCATCCTATTTCGTGCGCATCCGGATCTTGCAAATCAGCGCGAATGATCTCGACGTTTTCTTGCAGACCGATGCACTCAAGTTCGAGGGCGGCATCACTCAACGCCTCGACCTCGGTCTGTTGCTCAGAAATGCGCTCACGGATTGGCTTGTGCGTAGGCGTAGGCGCAGGCGACGATAGCACTAAGCGTGGTTTTTGATGTCCTCGCGCGATGCCAACGCGCCGGAATGCATCTTCCATTGCATTCATGCCTGCGCTCCGGCGCCGTTGCCGTTACCGCCGTTTGCGCCCATCGGCTGCGGCGAAGGTGTCGGCTGCATGCTGGTCTGTAGCTCGCCCTCAAGCGCCGCGTGCCCACGCAACGCCGGCACAATGTCGGTCTGCAGCATGTCGCGGAGGAGCTGTCGCACGACCACCTGCAGCGCCACCGGATCGATTGCGCCCACGGCCTTGAGCCGGTTGGTTTCGGCCTCGTAATCCTTGATCGCCAGGTCGCCGTGCTTCTCCTTCAGTTGCTCCTCCAGCCGGGCAACCTCGCCCTGGAGCGTCGCCACATGCGCATCGGCCTTCTGCAGCGTCTCCTGAGCCATCTGGGTGGTGTGCTGGAGCTGCCCCTGTAGCTGCTGCTCCTGCGGCGAGGGGCCGCTTCCGTACTGCGGCGGCAGCCCGCGGCGCATCCGTTCGGCGAGTTCGTCCGCCCCTGGGAAATCGCTATTCTGCGCCCAGAAATCGCCGACGATCTGGAACGCCGCCGGATTGTTAGCCATTATCTGCGAGAACGCATTGGCCGCTTCCTGGCGCTGCGTGCCGTAGCTCGGCCCCACGTCTGCCTCGACGTCGTACCGTCCCGTGCTTGGGTCGAAAATGCTGATGATGTTCTTCAGCTTCTGCCCGCGCTCGATCTGATCCTGCTGATCCTGGCTAATGGGCTGCGGCCCCTGTGGCCCCATCTGCACCTGCTGATGCGGCACGCCGCGGCCCGGCACCGACAGGACATCCTCCTCGCTGCCGTCGTCGCCCATGATCTTGATAACGCGCGGCACATCGTAAATCTTCGGGATGAGGTCGAGCAGTATGCGCCCCACCTGCCGGATCATCTTCGCCTGATTATCGATGTAGTGATACGTCGCCGTATCGCCCTGGCGCTGGCGCTGCTGGATCGCGACTCCGCTGCGCTCATTGCTGGGCATGCCGAGCTCGGCCTGATATTGGCCGGTCACATCGAGTAAGTCCTGCCGGCTCACCATCATCCCTTGCACATAAGCCTGGGACATCTCGGGCGGCGTGGTGCGCTGCGGCGGTGGAATATCGCTACCGTCGTCGCCTTTGCCGTTATAGGGCAAATACGCATAGTTCACGACGTTGGCGGCGTTCCATTCCTTCTCGTGGTTCTCAATCGCCCTCGCGTCGGCGATGTAGGGAATTTTAGTTTGCAGCGCGACTTGCTCGACAGCCGCGCTCGCCCAGTAGTTGTAATTGCGCTGCGCGTCTATCTGCGACCGCGTATGGCCTTTCCTGTCCAACACCCCATCGATGATCGTTTCCTCGCCGATGCAGGGCACGATGGGAATATATTTCCCCGCCCATTCGCCGCGATCCTCGATGCGGTCGCCGACGATCTTGAACCACTCGACGGTGTGCTCGCTGACCTCGCGCGTATCGACAACGTGGGGACGCAATTGCCGACGCATCTCCGGAGCCAGCCTGCCCTCGCGCACAGTCTGGCCGTTGCGCAGCCGGTGCAGCTTGTCCTTCGTCTCGGTGCGCCGCCAGTATTCGGCGACACGAATGTAGTCCTTGCTGTTGAACCCATTGGGGTCGTGATAATCGAACCCGGTCGGCGAGGTCGGCGCCGGCATGTCCTCCTTGCCGTGCTCCGCCTCCCAGTCTTTGCGGTCGATATCGACAAACACGAATGCATAGCGCATATCGGCTTTGTCGTAGTCCTTCGCGTCCGGGTCGATGTAGACGGTGCGCGGATCGGCGATACGGCGGATGTAGAGCTCCTGGTTGAAGCTATCGGGGCTCTCGTATTCGGTGACGACGCGCACGTAACCGATGCCGGTCTGCACCTGATGCCACGTGGCTGTGCTGTAGGCGTCGATTGCCTTCGACTGATACTCGATGCGGCGGATAATGCCGGCGAACACCTGCGCCGCCTCATAGGTGGCGTTGTCGCCGGTCGGCGTAACCTTGATCTGCGCCTTGTTCTGCCGGGCGTCGTTGACAATCATCAGGTTGTGCTGGCGCACCTTGTTATGCGTCAGGCAGGGGCGGTTGCCGCGGATGCGCCTGATGTCCACGTCCCACTGCGTCTGATTGTATGCGTCGCCCTCGGCGAAGCGCATATCGCGGAGCGCATGGTCGCGGGCCGTGCTTTCCCACGTTACGCAGCGCTCGAAGCGCCGGCGCGCCTCCTCGAGGATGTCGTCGTCGTCAGGCATTATTGATTGCCGTTGTAGAGGTCAGGCATTGGGTGGCGGATAATCCCAAGTTACCGCGAATCGGTAGCCCGCTTCGCCCGTCCAGGGGTTAAAGTCCGTGGCCAGAGTCTGCACCGAAACGTAGCGGTTGCTCGCGTTGCCGCCCATCGGCAAGGCAGCTGCCAGGGGCTTTGCCGACAGAATGGCCGCAGCAGGGATTTCATTCGACAATCGCATCAACGAGTCCTCCAGCACTTGATCGCTGACCGGTCCCATAAGGCGAAATCGCACGACCGAACACCGTTCCCCCACTGTTTGCGAACCGTCATCAGGCAACCAGCCGGTGGCAAACGGAAAGCGAACCCGTGTGAATATGACCAGCGCCCGCTTGGCCAGTTCGGCAACGTCGAGCGGGGGCGCCGGCACGAACGGCGGCGAATATGGCTTCCACGCTGGCAAATCGTGCGGATGCGGAAACCACTTAGGCTGTGCCGCAGGCGTAGGAGTTGGCGCGGCTCGTTTGCGCTCTCGCGCCAACATCGACTGGAGCGCCGAACAATTCTGCTCGAACTCCCGCGCCTCTGCGTTCTGTCGGCGTTCAATGAGGCCCCGCATGTGGCGCAGGAAGGCGGCGCGATCGAAACGTGCCTCGATGTCGCGGCGCGGTGGATGCGGCGGCGCCGCTATTGCTTGTCGCGCACGCTGCAGAAACTTGTCGGCAATCTGATGGACCCGACTGCGGCTTACGCCATATTTTCTAGCGATTTCCGTTCCGCTCAGGTCGTCGCGCCAGTATCCGCTGATGATGCCGCGGTCTCGCCCCCCTTTGTCTGCCAGCGCCGCGGCTATTGCCTGCCTGGCATCAATACGTCGTATCAGCGCGTCTTCAATGTCGTTCACATCACGTGGACGCCGCCAGCCGCAAGGCGTCATCGAGCAGTTTCGTCACCGCCGGCTTACGCTGACGGTCATTGAACCTGTAGACCGCCTCTATCCGGTCGCTAAGCTGAGCAGATTTCGGCAGCGCCGGATAAATGTATTTCACCAGCAGTCGTACGCTTTCGCGCTCGTCATATTCGGTCGCTTTCAGCAGCCAACCGATGACACAGTGCGAGCGGTCATTTTCCAGGCCGAACTTTCCTTGGCACCATCCGTCTTTGCTGGCGAGACCATCGCGGGCGATGCGCAGCTTCACCAGATCGCTGACGATGCTTTCGGGCAGAGCATCGAACGGCATTTATACCCCCATCCAAGCGGTTTGCGGCATTGGCGACAAGCGCGGCTCGGTGCGATCGCCGATCTCGATGTTGTAGAGCCCACGGCGCTCGCCATCGCGCACGCCGAGCGCCATGTAGCGGAGGCTGTCTGCGGCATGGGATGCGAAATCGTGCACCGGCGTCGAGCGCCAGGTCTGCGCGTTTTCGTTCCACTCGCGCCGGTAGTTGCGCAATGCCTTGATGCCGATGGCGCAGCGCTCGGCATCGAACCAGCAGCGCGGGAGGATCATGCGCACGGCATTGATGCCATCGGCGACGTTGTGCTGGCGGACGACGCGGGTCGGCCTGACGCCGAGATTGTGCAGCGTTTCGGTTCGCGATCGCCCGCTGCCCAGTTCGCGCACCTCGGCGTCGTGCGGCAGCAGATGGCGCTCGAAGAGATAATTACGCGATTGTAGCAGACGCGCGTAGTAATCGAGCGCCTCACCGCTGCCCTCGATGTAGTCGATGAGCCGCCACTGGCCGGCGGTCGTAATCTGCGCGCACCAGATGGCGGTGGCGTCGTCGATGCCGAGATCGAAAGACGTCCAGACGCGCAGCGTGGGCTCGTGGGGCACGATAGTGATGCGTCCCTCGGCCTCGGCGTCCTGCATCAGCCGGCCATAATAGCTGCCGCTGTTGGGGGCTTCGAAGGAGCACTCGAGTTCCTGCCGAAATTCCGCTTCATCCATTTCTAATCGCAGCCGCGCAATGGCCTCGTCGGAAAGCGCCCCCGTCTTAGTATAATCCAATAGATAGGAGCTATATCCTGGCGCCAATCTAGCGCGGTCGTACGCTGCTTGAAGCAATCCCCTTCCTTTTGGAGTTCCGCTGCGTACGAGTGTGCCATTTCTGTCTGCCAACATAGGCTCAATCACTAAAGGAACCATTGAAGGCGGAGTGTCATCAAATTCGTCTAAGACACATTCGTCTGCGTACCCGCCTCTCCAAGAATCTTGATTGTCGGCCCCTCCAGCTTGCCAAACGCCACCATTAGGCAATCGAATTGCCATTTCCGATCGGCGAATCTCAACTCCAGGAATAGTCTGCGCCGCCCTCACAGCTTGATCCCAAAGTCCAGTTCGTGGCCACATAACGTTATATGGAAGAATGTGGACAACGCGCGGTAGCGGCTTCTTTTCTGTGAAGCATCGCTTCAGGCCACGCCACAACAATGCCGTCGATTTTCCAGCACGTCGATGAACGACAGCAACGATCCGTGGCGCTTTGTCGTCAATCAGTTTGCGCTGCCACTCTCGTGGGGCAAAAGGGACTGTAATGGAGGGGCGCTCTGCCATGTCTTGTTGGATTTTTTCCGGTTCTCTCGGCCCGTTATAATCTGCAGGTTGATAGGGATATGCAGCCCGCAGACATTTTTGCCGCGCAATGGAATGATGTGATCTACGTCGTGCTTGACCCCTGTTTCCAGGGAGAGCTGCTGCGCTCTTCGATATATTGCCATGATCTCGTCCAAATCGCACCACGGCGGCGTTGCCAACAGTTGAGCGGCTCGCCGCTTCGCTCCCTTCGCAGTGTATTTGCCTGGATCCAGCTGGTAGCTCCTTTGATAGCGCTGGCGTTCTTGCTCAAGGAACTCAGTCCAATGCTCTTTACGTCGCTTCCAGCCCTCGATCCGTAACTGTTCGGTTCGTTCTGGATTTTGCACTCGCCATTTGGCTGCGCGCTTGGCACGCTCCTCAGCGTGAGCGGTGCCATATTCATTAGCCTTGGCACGCGCTCTTTCGATGTTCTTGTGATATCTGCGCCTCGCGTCAGCGCGGGCTTTATCGATATCCTTCGCATAGCGTTTGACGCTAGCCTCGCGCTGCTTGGCACTGATTTCTGCCTTATGCGTCGCTCGATATTTGGCAACGGCTTGGCGATTGATAGCTCTGCCGTGCTCTGAGGCTCCCCTGGCTTTCTGCCTTGCGAGCACCTTTTCTCGGTTCGCTGCGTAGTAGACTTTGCCATACTCGTTAGCGTGTTTTC